ATAAAAAGGTGGTGGATAAAAGATATGCCATGAGTTTTTCGGATTTTAAAAAAATGATTGTTCCAAGTATAAAAAAATAAAAAAAAATAAAAATATATTTATAATATAAATAATATGTCAATCAAAAAAAGAAATATGAAAAAATCAAAGAAAAAGTGTCATATGGGTGGGAGTACTGAACGAAATGAATTACCAGATGTAGTCTATGAAAGTGACTTGAAAAAAGAATTAAAAACAAAACATGAAGGATTAGTAGGTTTAGTTATATCTCTAATAAAAATTTTATCAACAGGTGTTACATATGTAGTAATAACATCAAAAAATGCGATTGCGAAGGTGTTAAGAATAGATATGTCTTCCATTACAAATTTTAGTATAAAGGAGTTTTTAGCAAAACAAATAAGTGAATTACGTGATTTATCTAATGACGCGGTAACTCAAAACAATTTACGAGAATTATCAGAAAAGGTCGGTGTATATGCGGGTATCGCAATAAATGTTGCGACACCAGTAATAAAACAAGTAACACCACAAATCATAGAAATCACATTTGAAGGTTTAGGTTTGTTAGGACAAGCATTAATAAAATTGGCGCTGGATTTAGCAGGATCTGTACCCGTTCTAGGATCAGCAATTGAAGGTATTCGGGTCGTTGACGACGCAGTAAAATCTGGCGAGGCATTAGTTGATGCGAATTTACAACTGATTACAAAAATAGTGGATTCTTACGGAGTTTTTGTAAAAAGATTTTTAAGTTTGTTACCTTCTTCAGACCAATTAACACCTGCTTATTTAACATCTTTAATAGAAAAACAACAAGCAGAAGCACAAGCTGCGGTAGCAAAAGTAACTGGACAAGAAAATATACCAATGGCAACAGCAACACGAATATACGGCGGTGGAATCAAAAAGGCGTCAGAAATCAAAAAAAGAATCAAAAAAAGTATTGCTCGTTTTCACAGAACAAATAAAAGGAAAACAAGGCGACACAAAAGGAAGTATTAAGTTTTTTTCCACTCATTATACCCAGTGCTTCGAAGAATATGAAAAGACGTGCCTAGGTGTTGTTTTGCGATGACAAATGCTTTTTTCTCCCGAGGACCGAATTTTTTCAAATACGCCGCAATTGATTTTTGGTCGTCTTCATTATAATGCGACACTTCCTTCAAATCTTCATGTTCAACCTCAAACTCTTTTAAAATATCTTCTAATTCTTTTATCATACTTTTATAATTCTATTTGTTACTACTAGACAAAAAATATTTAATTTATATTTCAATTTTTAATATAAATCAAAAAACCCCAAAATCTCAAAAATCTAAAAATCCAATAAAATAAAAATTGAAACAAAAGTAATTCAATGTTAAAAAGTAAAAAACACAACATACAACAACACCAGAAATGCCAAATGCTAAAACAACCATTATTTCTGATAACACTATTCATATTCTTTCTATGGTTCCTGATAGTATCGGAGCCATATGTAATACAAGTCGAAAGGATCATCAATTATTGTCGCCAACAAATCACGAGTCATCCAAGTATGATAATACACTTACTATTGGCTCAACCTGTACTGATTTAAATAAACCCCAATCACATCCCATATTTCGTTTTAAATTTAGTCAACCATTTATTGATGAAATCTATGTATTTTCAAAAGTCCACCAATATGATTCCCGGCATGATTACAAGGACGCCTGGAATACCTGGACAGAAAACAACAGCGAATTAATAAGCAATGAAACCAAACGACTTGAAAATATGAATTACATGGGTGACATTATGGATAAAATGTTTAAAAGCGCGCGTTATTATTTCCGTAAAAAGAGCACCATCAAGAAAGACCCGGGTGAGCGCGGAATATATGTCAGTTTAGACAAGGAGTTATTATATGCGATGGATGAGCACATCAAAAGAAATATATCCACGAATATAAAAATGAAACCGTCCGACAGTGTAAAGGAATTTCAACAAATAAACGCAGAATATATCAAGGAAAAAACCCGGGATTTATGTCAAGAAGAAGGATTTGATGAAAGCATGATAGAAAACAAAATCAAAAAAACATATAAAAATCGTTATTTCATGATAATGAACCCTTAATTATCGCGATCAAGATGAAAATAATGTAAAACAAAAACAAAGAATAAAAAAGGTTTACACCATTTTTTGTTTTTGTTTTTTTGTTTTTGTTTTTTTTGTTTTTGTTTTATTTTTGTTTTTTATTTTTGTTAACCCTAATCCAAATCTAAATATCATCAATATTAATTTCATCCTCGCGATCGTCATCGCCGTCGCCCTTTTCTTTTTCTATTTTCAAATTCAAATTGATTTTCTTTGAACTAATATCCATTTCCATGATTTTCTTGTATTCGTCCTCTTTTTCATCAGTGAAATCAAATCCGTCATCAACACCGTCGTTTGTATTTGTATTGACCCGATCATTCAAAATAAATTGATTCCAATTCACAGTTTGAATTTGGTTTTTCAATCGTTCCTTGTCTTGATCCGAATAAACATCCAACAAGTCACAATTATCTAGTTTCCCACATGCTTTTTCAGATTCATAATCCCGTAATCCAACGAGTATCCATCTTCCATTACTAATCATGTTATCGCGTTTTCCTCTACCTCTAAATTTACCACGAATAAAACATAAGCGCGTCTTATTGTCTTGACACAATACATGACACATACCATTACCCAGCATTTTTGTTACTTGAGCATATAATTCCCCGTCTTCCAAGGCAACACGGGTTTTCACTATTTGCTTGGAAGAAGCAGGAACCACAAATTTACGAGCTTGACCTTTATGACCACTACCACCTTTCACGTTTTTTACCATTTTCTGATTATTCTAAATATATGATTATACAATAAACAGACTAACCATATTTCTTTTCAATTTTTATTTTCGCTATTTTCACTCCCTTTTTTCTCTTTTTCTCTTTTTCTTTTTATTTTTCATCTCCAAATTTAATTGGAATAAATTATGCGATCCTTATACATTTATAGTAATACGTGTAACTTTGCCCTGAGGCATCTGTAGCAAATGATAAATATAATGAAGACGTAGTACCCTGTAAAAATGTATATATAGCGGACATATTAATATTGGGGTCTGGAGTATTAGAATTATTGAACCTATTATTTACCGCTAAAATAGTATTCCCTAAATTTGGTGACATGAATGTATAACCAGCGACTCCTTGATTTGACCATCCGGTCAGACCATTTGTTGATATTGCAGTAGTAAAAAAATTAGCAGCACCAGTAGTTCCAGATATTGAACAATTCACTAGCCATACCCCGGGAGTTACATAAAGAGTAGAGACATTTCTAAAAGCATATAGAGAAACCCCCGCATTAGAAACCTGTACGGCAGTAAGAGAGCCGCCCGTCGCACCAATGTAACCTATGGTATTTATTGATGAATCACTTAAATAATTTGATAACGTATATCCAGAAGAATTAAAACTATATGACATATAATAATATAAATATAATAATATATTTTTTACTTTTTTACATTATTTTTACACATTTTAACCTTTATTTACCCAATTCTAACACATTTTAATTGAGTAATTCCCGTAGAACCACTAGTAAGGATAGTACCACTCATATACGTATACAATGTATTTCCTTGGTTATTTGTCCGAAATATTGAAGACACATTTATATAACCATCCAGCGCATTTTGAAGATTTCTACCATTAAATCCTAACACTCCAGTACCACCCCCCGATAATCCGGATATTAAATCACTATTATTAGCAACGATATTCCCAAAATAAACCGGCGTCAAAAATGCATTTATACTACCCCCCCCCCACCACCCGGAAGATTCGTCAATCCTGCGGCTTTAATATCAACATCTACAAACCAAACACCAGGTGTTAAAAAAGTCTGTCCACCCAAAGTCATATAATTACCGCCAGTACTTCCGAAGTCAGTCGCAAGTTGATTAAAATTTTGAGAAATAAAACCTCTCTCATAACTATTTGAGCTAGTATTTAATAAAGTATAACCAGTACCATACGACATATATAATATATTATTATGATAAAATAAAATATTATATAAATATTGACGCAATTAACCGACTCTAACGATAGTATAATTCCACGTAAAAGCACTTTGAGCTCCTTGACCACTCGCGCCAACATAAAGATAAACAGTATCTCCAGTACTACCGGTATTAAAACTACTTGTAAAACTCATAGCAAGCGGTATAACCAAGGTTGCTCCATTACTATATTGAAAACACGAACTGTAGGCACCAATAGTTGGTAATTCTGCGAATGACTTAACAGGTATTCCAAAAGTGGTAACACCCGCGGAAAACATATTTACAGTGAAACCTCTTGCTGTTTCCGTCGCAATAATACCAGCATATACTGGACTGGCTGCTGTATTTGGAGTGGAAACAATAAGGCTTGAGTTCATAATCCAAATACCAGGAGGTACCCATTTAGTAGTTACTAATTTTGCTGCTTGTGTACTATTCCAACCAGCAGTTGTTCCAGTACCCTTTCCGGTAAAACCAAACCCTATAGCATATGTATTTCCAGTAACAGTAGTAGGTAATGTACTTCCATAACTAACAGAATACGCCATTTATATTATATATTATAAAACAACTAAATTTATATTTATATTTATTTCTAAAAAAATTGAATTACTATTTTATAATTGTTAAATTCCTAAAAATCCAATCACAAATCCTAAAATGAAAACATCGCAAGTATATATTCCAAAAATAAATGAAACCATTACATATACTATCGGCACAAACGCCCAAGAAAACTTTGATATCATAGACGCGGCAAACGAAACCGATTTATGGTTTCATGTGGATAACCTACCATCGTGCCACGTAGTCGCCAGTATTCCCAACCCGGAAAAATATAATCACAAGGAACTCGCCTATATTGCTAAACAAGGCGCTTGTATATGTAAGCAGTATTCCAAATATGCGTCACAAAAAAAACTACCCATCATTTACTCTAAACTAAACGATATTACAAAATCCCCCACGCAAGTCGGCACAGTCATTACCAATAGTAACGCAAAAATTATTTATATATAAAGTAGTGACAAATGATAAAATAAAAATAAAAGTAAAAATAAAAGTAAAAATAAAAATAAAAGTAAAAATAAAAATAAAAATAAAAGTAAAAATAAAAGTAAAAGTAAAAATAAAAGTAAAAATAAAAGTAAAAATAAAAAATATTAGCACTAAATTGATGCTAATATTTTTTATTTCAATTAAATATCACGTCATCATGATAATGATCATCATCTATTCAACCACGTATATACCATTCTTGCCATATTTTCCATAAAAGGTCTTCCAGGTTTTTCCTTCGTACATTTCTTCGCAATTCGATAAGTACCCAATACTTTTGTTTTGTATGGTTCTAGGCAGTTCATCCGGTTCATACCCGTAAAACAAATAGAATTCTTCCATTGAATCATCGTCTGGAAACACCACTGTTTTTTTTGAATGACAAATAATCCCATTATATTTTTGTATTCTATAAAACCAAACAGGCGAGAAAGACGCGTGATATAACCATTTATACTGATATAAATCAATGATTTCTTCTCGTTTTATCAAATTTTTCTTATTGTCGAACAAATGTATATAGTTATTTTCATCAAATATTTCATATTCATACGCTATTGGTAGTATCCGATATGCGGGTAAATCGTCTTGTACTTGTATTGTTTTAAAATCATCTAGATTCTTATCAAAAGAATCAATAATGATATTTTTCTTCATTTTTATTTTTAATTTTTTATTATAATGAATAAACACCAATGATAATAGTATAATACCTGGATTTACATTCGAAACTTTCATCATTTTCTTAAATCTTTCCATTTCATCATTTTTATTCTTTTTTTTAAAATAATCCAAAATTTTCTTGTGCGTTTGTTGTAAATCATCCATTTTTATCTTACTCATGATATATTTAGTAATAACGGGGAAATTTTTATCCTCTAGTTCTTTTTCCAATTCTACACAACTAATATCAATATTTTGAGTATTTGATAATTTTGACAAAATAAAGACATCTATTGAATAATTTCGAATAATTAAATTATTTACCATAAGACAAACTATTTTTGATTTTTCATCAAAATCCTCACTTTTTACCCAATTAGTGTAGGTTTCCAATAAATAATCAAATAATTCGGGATTTAGAGACGCATAAAATCCAAAAT